GACTGCCAACACGAGTAACACTGCCACCGCTTTCGGTTTTAATGGTGGCGCGTTCACCACCGATGCCGGTTACGACGCCATAGTTGCGAACACCTTGGTATAACCAGCTAACACGATCACCGCGTTTCATTTTTTCTTGCCTTTGCCTTTACGGCTTTTGCCAGCTTCAAACAGGGCAATAGCGATTGCCTGTTTACGGCTTTTTATGGTTGGGCCCTTTCCTGGTCCCTGTTTTCCGCTGTGCAGTTGACCTTCTTTGTATTCTTTCATCACCCTGCCGATTTTTTTCTCGGCTTTGGTTGGTTTCTTTGCCATCGGTCATTGGCGGTTGCTCCAATGGTAGCCCGTTCCTGTCACACCAAACTTCTGTACCATCTTGATAAACCGTCAGTCTGGCATCAACAGTTTTGTCATTGACAGTAACAGCGAAAAATTCAGATGCCTGATGTCCGTCAGCGTAAGTGTATTTAAGAATCGGACGCTCCATAACGTTTACGAAGTTGAGTCAAAGTTAGCTCTGATCCATCTGTATTTACTAATTTTGCTAAAGCTGCCTGTGGTCCATATTTTTCGGACAATAAATCAAAATATCGGACTTTGCCTTTGCCAAGCACTTCCTCTTGAACACTAATAGATTGATCCTTTAACCATTGACCATAGCTTGTATTAACAGGAACTGGACCATCCATGCTGGCACGTCGGCCTGGCGGTGGTGGCGTAAAACCTAGTTCTTCATAATCAATGATTGGCACAGTGGTTGACCTGCAGTTGAAATGCTGAGGTGGGGTCGGACCTTTGCCATAAATAAACTCTTGTCCATCCAATGCACGGCAAATTGGCGATGTTCGACTGTCCAGTGTTGCGGTATATCTATATTTTTTGGTGATGTCTTGATTTGCTTCGTACACTTGTTGGCTGGCAGCATTGGCAACTTGGTTGATGCTGGTTCGCACCAGAGTCATTATTTGATGATTAGTTGCTTTAGTGGCTTGACCACCGGCTTCAGCAATTTGTCTTACGCTGCCAGGTTGCCCAATTTGCAATCGACCTTTTAAACGTTTGGCGATCTCTAGTGTGGTTTCACCAGTCAATAATCCATTCCGAACAACTTGCGAAAACAATTCAGCTTGTGATTCGACAATGCCATTGAATGCTTTAGTTACTACTTCACCATTTGGCAATGTAATGGTTGCGCCTTTGGCGGCTGTAAGACTATAAGTTTGCGGTGCGCCTTGCACCGCAGCAGTTAAATCATCGCTTAATGTGACAACATTGATTTGCGTTGGGTCGGTGGTAACAACTGACTGTGCAAATTGCGGACTAATTTCAACTGTATTAACAATATTGCGTGCTCCGACTGGCAATGCACGCGCCAGTTGATTGGTAACAAATTCAGATTGCAACAGGGCTAAACCTTGTAGTTCGCCAGTAAGTGTTTGAATACTATTGCCAGACCACGTGGCGAGAGATTCTTTTAATTGCGCCAATATTGCACGCAATCGCGCTGCTTTTACTGGCGCAGTTAACTCATCAATAGTGCGAAGTTGATTAACGGCATCAACGATAATATTGTTATACGCACTAACAATGCTTTTGGCAACACTGTTGCTATAACGATTTAAATCAATCGCATTTCGGTAAAGGCTTGAAGGTGTTGCCACTTTTAGTCAATGCCAAGTTTTTTGGAATCATGAGCTGTTAGTACAGAAACATCGGCACCATTACGCAAAGCTCGTTCAATAACAATTTGTATGGCCGTTACCATTTCATCATCTGATTTGCCTTTCATCTGAAATTCCTCGACACTGTATAACTTTCCTTGTTTATACCAAGAAACCCGAATTACGGCAAAAATATGAGGTGGCATTTCTTTTTGACTGCAGGACAAAACTTGTCTGCGTGGCCTTGAAGCACCCATGGAATTGCAGCAACATGAACACATCATGCCGGGATTTGCCCTTCATCTTCTGGTTCTGCAGATTCTTCTGAGATTGAACTGACTGCATTTTGCTCGGGTGCCGCCATTTCAATTAACCCGCCATTTTGAGTCGCTTCTAGTTCTTCCTCTACGTCAAATTTATCGCCCAAAACTTCACCTTCATAAAGCTGATCAAGTAATGTTTTTTGCGTAATTGTGCCAGCGGTATAAAGCGACAGCAGTGACTGAATTTCAGTCGGTTCAAGTCTTGCACCAAGAAAATCACGATTAACATAGCTGCTGCCGACTTGTGAGATATTCAAATACTCAGCGTGAAATGCCAAAGAATTGTCGATCAAATCTTGCATATTTTGAGCAATGACCATCATGGTGCTATCACCTTGACTACGGTCAATACGCTTGGCTTCAGCCGTTTCTGCACTTAACTTTTGTCCAAGAACAGCAGACAAACCAAGTTCATTGATTTGCGCGGCAATTTGTTCTAAGCGGCGAAACTGAGCTTCAAAACTTTTGCCATCTGGCTCAATGTATTGCGCTCTACCTTCGGTTGGAAAGCTAATAGCTTCGCCAGGACCAGCAGAAACTTCCTCGGCAGATGCAGGAAAACCAAAAAATGCTAACATGGGCACTGCAGAAATATGCAACTGATTGTCGAGATCAGATTGAACTTGATATGCCTTAAGGTTTAGCTCGGCAATATCTTCTAATGGTGGACGAGATTCCATAAAGTTTACGCGATTAGCGTAAGCAACAGAGAATGGGATTTTATCTAATGTTGTAGTGCCTTGATCGTAAATAGTAATGTTGCCTTTGGTATCACGCCTATGCAATTCAAAAGCGCCAGGCGTTAGGACACGCACCTGCTCCACTTCTTTTTCACCATATAACCCATCAGGCACGATCACCTTTTCCAACAGACGAAGTTGTGTTATCTCTTGAGCGCCATTAACCAATTCAGTGCGCCAGCCTAAAATTTCACGCGGCGTATAACTGCACCAGTATGGTCTGCCATTTTCACCAGCAGCAGGCGCATCAACCAAAACACCTACATGTCCGTAACGCACCATTTTGCGTGCAGCTTCATATGTCCAGACGTTGAGGTCATTGCCTTGCAGGTCAACGTTGAACAGTTGTTCGCGCACCAAGTCTGAAACATCATTGAGCCTGACAGGCTTACGGGTCAACATGCCCGCCAGCATCCGCTCAAGACGTTGATAGTAAGGAGGGCACACAGAGCGGGCAAGACGATTGTCGTAACTCTCATCTTGCTCACGAGGTTCCTGTGGCAAATATCTGCGATGGCGACGCCTAAGTTCATAGGTGCCGCCAATCAGGTCTTCTAGCAAAATCCAATGCGGTTCCTGATTACGCCAGGCCGCATTAGGATCATTAACATGCGCGACAACTGAAGTCAGTTGCCGGTCATAGTGATTGAAGCCGGTGTAAACCACTGTTATCGCGCAGGCTATGATCTAGTTTAGACCGCAGCAAGAGTTACAGACTTGCGACCGAGTTTAATTTCAAACTCATCGCCAGGCTTAAAACCCATTTCCTTGATGTAGTTTTCGCCAATTTGGATTTTGCCATTGAACTGCACTTTGGTTTTATAGGTCAAATGGCGACCACGTTTAGCGGGTTTGGTCAGTTCCAGTCCCTTGGCTTCCAGCAGTGCCTCGTAAAACTGAGTAAAGCACAGTTTGTCATTTTTGACATAGCCGCATTCGCGGACAATATCTGACTTGCTAAGATCCTTGAGTTCTTTGACTTTGGAAAGTAGTTCTTGACCGACAAGCATGAGTAGGCTCAAAGTTGAACGCGAACTAGTATATCCTAATTCCAGTGCCCTTGCCAGCACCCATGTAAAGCGGGTTAAACGCACCCAAAATCAAGTACCCAAGGCCGTCTGTCCAGTGTTCAATCCCCGCTGACTTGTCGATCACATAATCATCGGCACCTTGTTTATAAGTCACATTCTTGAGCGCCTTAATAGTGTGCGTACACCGTGGATGAACAAATAGCTTCAGGTGTCCATCAGCTGTGCGGATCATCCAGTTAGTCGCGTTAATTTTGTCCTTTACTGCCCAGGGTGCTTTTGGACTGACACAGTGGAATCCATATCGCCTGATGATGTCATGGTCGGTTTTACCCGCCGCAGATGTCTTGCGGGCACTCCCTGTTGGATCTGGATAAGCAATAATTCGCCTGTCTGGGAATCTCTGTTTAAGGAGCGTGCAGACTTCATCGGTGTTCGACTGTTTTACAGCAAGTTCATCCCAGATATGCAGAGTATCACCGACACGACTCCCCAGAACGCCAGCCATGACACTAACGTTAAAGTCAGTGCCCCAGTAAATTTCTCCTCCGGTGTCTTTGATTTCATCGGAGATGTTGTCATCACTGAAATCAGGGTAAACACGTCCAGATAGTGTTTCAAAGCTCGCCAGGTATTCCTGACGGAATGTGCGTTCATCTAATGTCCGCTTGGCGGCATCAACTTCATGTTCAGGGACATTGCCGCCTTCTAATGTCGTGTAGGAAAAAGTGCGCCAATCGCTTTGAGCATGAGCCTGTTCCCATAGATCATGAAACCAGTTAAGTCCTGCTGGAGTTGTGATAAACCACGCCGGACCACCTTGATCAGAGAGCGCCGGACGTAATACCATCTCCCATGCTTCTTGTCGGACATAAGCGGCTTCATCAACGACAAGGGCACTAAGGGAGACACCCCGCAAAGAATCAGGATTATCTGATCCTTTTAGGGCAAGAATACTGCCGTTTTTTAATTCAACAGTTAGTTCCGCCTCATTTTTGGATAGGAAAACTTCAGGTGGCACCATGGCTCGTAATTGCCGCCATGCAATTTGCTTTGCCATCCGATAATTGGCGGTCACATACCAGCAAAGGCTGCCTGGTTTTTCGATTGCCCAGTTAATTAACCGAGTGATGCAAAGGTAAGTTTTACCAAAACGTCGCCCTGAGCAAAGGAGCTTAAATCGTTCTGGCGCATCATATACAACCTTTTGTGGTTCGGTTAATGACTCATATAACCGTTCAGGGAAACCACGGAAATCATAATCAGGGTCTTTGGCAGGTAAAGGTGGCTCCAAAATGCAACCTTGTGGCCGACCCTGAAGGATGCTCATCAGATATTGGCGAGTTTAGCCAACGCATTTACGGCACCCAAAGCTACCGCCAAATTACCTGTACGTCGAGCTTCCATCTGAATTGAACTCGCCTGTTGCATTAGCTCAGCAGCAAACTGAGCACGATCCACTTCAAAGTCTTTACGCACTAGGGCTCGGACTTCTGGAATGTATTTTCTAGCGGTTGCCTCGCTAACCCCCCAGGTGTTTACCGCAAAACGAATGCAGTCATGAGTCGTCCCCCCATTTCTAATGAGCTGAAACAGGCGGTTATAGCGGTAAGCCTTTTCAGCAGCGGAGGCCCTGGCCGCATTTTCTTTACCGTCTTTACGCTTAGGCATTACTTGATACCAAGTGCAGCTGCAGCATCGGGATTGCTAGGCCCACAATAGCGAAAAGATGCTGTAATGCGATCGGTTCCGAGTGCTTTTCGCCATTGGGTCATTGCTTCAGTGTTGGCCTTGACATTACGGCGTTTTCGTTGATCGCAGTTGTTGGAAGGTTTACGGGTCATATTCCAGAGGGGTGATTTGGCGCGGTAAGCGACCATGGCGGGGTTAGCTGTGACGGAAAGGTAGTAGCGTCCACGGGTGCCATGGAAACAGGA